TAAATTAAATCATTTTTATATTTTTTTTGTATGCCCTTAATTCTATCATCAAAATTAAAAGTAACTCTTGGCTTTTGTGGATTTTTAAACACAAGCACATTTTCAAAAATTCTAAATGGTTGGATGCCTACCAAGGCAAAGTTTGAATGCTGGTTTTTTATCCACACATAGTCATGATTAAACCATGTTTTTTTATATGAAATTAGTTCAGCACAAAAAACACCTTGAGCTGTCAACACAATAGCCCCATTGTCCTTAATTACTCTTTCATATTGAGGCCATAATTTGCCCATGTCAATAATCGAATCCCATTTACAATCGGTTGTCCCATAAGGCAAATCGCAAAGAATCATATCAATGCTTTTATCTGGTATCGATGGCATCAGCTCCAAGCAGTCGCCCAAGTGAATCTTATCTAGGTCTAGCATAGTGCCTCTTTAGTCCATCTTTTAGCGTGGGATATTTTTTAGTCCTTATCTGCCCGCTATGGCGATAAAGCCTCTTAATGTCGTCTTTTGATAGTGATAGCCCTAGATCGATGTACTGTTCGAGCATGGCCAAGCGATCATCTGCTTTCATCTAAAACCTCCTCAAATCTCGATTGAGTTGTCTTCTTTGCTCGATAATGGCTATTGCCTTGTCGCTATGATCGATAGGGATAGTCCTATCAGGGAGATCTGTATCACGCCACGACCAATTTATAACATCGTATCTCAGGGCATCGAGCGGATCTTCCTTGCCGTCTTTTTTAGGCGACTCCTTGCCGTCCCATGCGTAGCCTAGTATCGCCTTTCTAAAGCTGTTCCCGCTTGCTTCTGCGTCCCATACCTCTTGAGTACATAAGATTTTCTTTTGAGCGATCAGCCTTTTAGTGCGTTGAATCCCGTTCATGACATCCGTCTTGATCGGATCAGTGCACCATCTAAAAGGCATCCCGATACCGCCATTCTCGGGAGACTCTTTGAGCTCTTTGAAAGCTGATTGAGCAGTGCGATCGCTACGGGCAGAGCCAGCCTTATCCCCGCTTGCCCCGTCTAGCAAGATGCGATTAGGATATTTATTTGACAGCTCTCGGGGGCAGGCTTTCTGCAGGATCAAAGATGCTAGCTCTTTGAGCGTGATTTCCTGTGGATTGATTTCTGCACAGATGACATCAGCCTGCAGAGATGGATCATGAACTAAGATCAAAACGCTTGGTTTTCTAAAGCCAAAGTCGATCGCAATTCGACCGCTGTACTCTGGGCGATACTGCCATCCTTTGATGACATGACTCATAGACCATTCCTTATAGATCATCCCGCTTGGTGGCATGGGCATATTTTCAATCATCGCCCGTCTCTCGTCCTCAGGTAAATTTTTAGTCGCCTCGAACCAGTCTGCGGACAGGTTGTCCTGATTAACATAGCTAGTAAAAAAAAGGGGATTGCATCCCGCTTTCTCTGCCATCTTTACCCACCACGCATCCCACACGGGCAGACCGACCATGATCAGCTTGGGCGTTGGTCCTGATCGGAGACGACCAAGGGCTTTATAGGCGACCTCCTCGGTCAGCATCTGACACTCATCGATGACTGCGAGCCCGCTAGTAATGTTAAGCCCTTCAAGGCTATTTTGTGATGCGTCTTGCGTGCCCGGTCTAAAATAGGAGCGAGTCCATACGACATGGCCATTAGGGGCAGTCCATTTGCCCTCGAGTGCATGATATATCCATCCCTCATCGCCTAGCCATTTTTGAATTTCGGGAGCGAGTACTTGCCTATATCTGCCCGCCGTATCTGTGATCAGTAGGCTAGATAGAGAGGGATGAGCTTCTGCCCATGCTGCCAAGGCAAAGACTAGGGCAGAAGTCTTGCCACTGCCCCAGCCTGCACGAACGGCGATAAAATTATCGCTCGATAGAAGCAGGGCTTTGATGAGATTCATCTGTAATTCATTAAGCTTCATATTGCTCTCTCCATGCAGTGGACAGCTTGCCTTTAAGTCTCTTGACCATGGTAGAGGCGGTATTCTCTTTTAGTCCCATGTCCTGTGCGATGTCGACATGACGATGACCAGTGATGATGAGATCTAGCATATGTTTATCTTTTTCATGGACGGCGTCTAATAGCCTCTCTAGGTCGATGCCAAGGATTATTGACTCTTCTATGGTCATCGACTTAACATCTGCATTTTTTGAATAGAATGAATCGAGCTGTTGATCGGTATAGCCCGCTTGACTCTGGTAGTCTCTGCGTGGAGCGATGGGCGTTCCCTTTTGCATTACGCCCATGATATCAGCACTTGAGATCTCATATTTTGATCGTCGCCTTGAATTAAGAAAGCCTGATAGATAGTGAATCCTTGCGACTGCTTTTAGATATCCTAGGATGCGTTCACGACTCTCAAAAGCCTTGGCTTGCTTTAGGTATCTCTCGAGCAGGATGTAGTATCCCACAAGATGATCATCGCTATATCCCGATCTTCCCTTAAAAGATTTGTTTAGCATCTTCTCTATGGTCTCCTGATTTTCTGCATCATTGAGATCAAAGACGAATCCATCCTCTGCCTTGATCAATGTCCATGGGCTAGGCTCGATCTTTTTCTTTTTGTTCATTAGGTTTATCATTTTGCGTCCTTGGATTTTTTGTGTTTTTTATGGCCGTTAGGCTTGGTATCTTTTAGCCCAGCTTGCTTGTAGTCTTTTTCTGAGGCGATGCGTGCCTGTAAATAAAGAATTTGCGTTGACGCCAAGCTCCTTGGCGGTCTCTGCATATCCATGTCCCTGTATCATCAGCTCTATCAGTGGCATATCATCATCATCTAGCCTAGATAGAAAACCCTGCATATCTAGGGCGATCAAGATTGAGCTCTCGGGGCTTGTCGTATCGATTGACGCATGATCCATGTAGTAGGCGTCTAAATCGTAGTCGCTGTATGAATCGGCGTTTATGATGATAGCGTTTGCCACCTCATATTTTATGCGTCTCTTAGGGCTGAGATAATCTGTCAAATAGTGAAAGCGGGCGACGGCTCGAATGTATCCTAAAATGCGACCTCGATCTTTAAAGCCATACGATTTTTTAAGGCATTTTTCTAGCTCGATATAGAAGCCTGCTAGATGATCCTCATCGTAGCCACCACGCCCCTTAAATGAGTTTTTCACAATGCTTTTGACTGTCTCTTGGTTTTCTGCATCATTGAGATCAAAGATATAGCCATCCTCAGCCTTGATCATCGTCCATGGGATCGCTTGGTTGTGCGTCTGCCTGTTCACTAGGCTTATCATGTTCTATCCCCTTGATCTGATTGACCATATCGATCACGATTGATTTAGGTTTGTCTGTAGTGATTTCGATCTGTTGCGTTGGTCCGAATTCACTTGCGAATTGAGTTTCGAGCAGAAACTTGGCAGCACGCCAATCCGTCTCACTAGCGAGCTTCACCTTGTCGACTAGCCTCATGCGATATGCTAGTCTAGCCTGCTCGACCTCTATGATAAAGCTAGGATCGTGCGTCTTGTATTTGTATATCGTAGCGGGATCGACGCCCGCCATGATTGAAGCTTGTCGCAGGCTCATGCCCTCGGAGATGAAGAAGAGAACCTTTTCTTTTCTCGAGTCGGCGACTGTCTTCTTGGGGGCGTCTTGCTTTACAGGCGGGGCGATCTCTGCCGTCTCATCGACAGCTTCAACCTGCTTTCGCTTTTTGATCCTGTCGTCTATGCCCATTTTATTCTCCCTTATAGATTCGATCGCTGATTCTCTCGATACTGTCCTCGACATCGACCGTCTCGATAAAGGCCTTGATGCGTGATGCCTTGTCATCGACAATATCGACAACGCAAGCCTCGATGATTTTTGACGGGCTCGAGCTGATGGTATCTGCGAGCTCATTGAGCTTATCGATCAGTTTGCTCGATAGATAGAGAGTATGACTTGATCGTTTAATTTTTTTCATGCCTGCTCCTTATTGATGAGGTTGAAACTGTGAGCCTCGAGCTTCCAGTATGTTTTACCGTCCTCGGAGGTATTAGATAGCATCTTGCCCTCGACCAGAACGAGATCGCCCTTTTTGATTTGCTCAGACGCCTTGCGAGCTGTGGGATCAGTCCCAAAAGAAACGATATCAACATTAAACCAACTTACCGGGCTGTCTTTTCTGTTTTGATATGCGATAGTGCCCACTGCCTTGTTTAGTGTTGTACCGATGGGCTTTAGAATAAAATCCTTGCCCGCTCTGCCTGCTAGTGTGATGCTGTTAATCATGATTTATCCTTGATTTGTGTTATACTGATAAGTGCAAATCTAATTAGAAGATTCTAAAACATTCTATATAAAATCTAGTGAAAGGTCAAGCAAATGAACCAAATTTTTGTACACGACGGCTATGTGCGAGTGGGCGATGGATGCGTGCTAGGCAGTGATCTTATGATCGTAAATACGGCACGAGTCAGCTATGACAAGGAGAGCAAGGAGTGGACAGAGAGGGATGAGAAGCTACTGCGATATCTATGGGCAAATAAGCACACTAGCCCTTTTCGTCATGCGTCAATCCGCTTTGAGATATCCGCTCCGATTTTCGTTTTAAGGCAGTGGATGAAACATCAGGTTGGTTGCTCTTGGAATGAGATCTCGGCTAGGTATGTTGATATGGGCGAGAGTGAAGCCTTTCGCCCTGTGCTGTGGAGACTGCAGGATAGCAAAAATAAGCAGTCGTCCTTGGGCATCCTACCAAGAGACGAGCAGCTCAAGGCCACCGCCCTTTTAGATGAATCCTATGAGGTCGCCTATAGAAACTACGCTAAACTGATCGATATGGGCGTATGTCGTGAGCAGGCTCGTGTCATGCTACCTGTGGGGATGTACTCTAAAGCGATATGGACTGCGAGTCTGCAGGCTGTGATGAATTTCATTGAGCTGAGACTTGACGATCACGCCCAAAAAGAGATGAGAGATTTTGCTGAGGCTGTGCTAAACTTAGCCCGCATTTATTTCCCTCGATCTATGGAGTTGATTAGATGTCAAGATGTATCAAATGCGGAGGCAGACTCCAAGGGCTAGACCACCTACAGGGCTTTGAATATAGCTTTTGTGCTGAGTGCGTAGCTACCGTCTATCGTCAATCGTACGACGATGATTTTTTAGATGACACACTAGATCCCGATGAGGAGATAGAAGACGATGATGAATGACTTTTTAGGCGTGTGCCTATACCTCGCTAGCATGGCAGAGCCTGTCCCATCAGCTCATCGAGTTGATACCTGCCAAGAGGTGGCACGACTTGCAATGGAGTATAAAATCGATGCCTATGTTGCCGTTGCCTTGGCATACCATGAGAGCAGATTTGATAGAAAAGTGATATCGTCTCATGGGGCGGTAGGTCCTATGCAGGTAAAGCGAAAATTTATTGACTGCCAGCACTGCTCGGATATAGAAGCGGGCATGATCGCCTTGAGATACTGGATGGATAGATCTACAGGGATCTGCCTTGCTCTTGGCAGATATGCTATGGGCAATAAGGGCGTGTGTGGCAGGCGATCTAAAATGATCATTGCTCTTGCTCGTGAGCTCGAATGCAGGCATGGATCGGATAAGGATTTCTGCTATGAGTGTTGATATATGGGATGAGGTAGCTCGCACGATATCAAAGCAATCGCCCTGCCCAAGAGCAAAGGTGGGAGCGGTAATTTTTAGGGCAGATCGCAAGGCTGTCTTGTCCACTGGATACAATGGGCAGGCTCGCAAAAGTGAATCGATTTTATGCGGGGGATCATGCTGCGATAGGGATAGGCTAGGCATACCTAGCGGTGAGAGAATTGAAGTTGGTTGTATCCATGCAGAGATCAATGCGATAGCCAATGCCGTCTATGAGGGTATCGCCTTGGCTGATGCCTGCATTGTGATCACTGCCCCGCCCTGCCTCATCTGCTCTAAGGTCATTATTCAATCAGGGATTAAGACAGTCTATTATCGGGGCGGGCAGAGATGGACTAGTACGGGCGAGGACTATCTATCAGCTCATGGGATCAGCTTAATTCGATTAGAGTAGTCTTGTCTTGAAATGCCTTTAGGAAGTTATCGCCCCTAAATTCAAATGCGTTTTCATCGATAGCAGTAGTGATAAATATGATAGGCTTGTCATGTGTCACCAGATCACGCAAGACTTGACTTTGTACATCTCTCGCCTTGGGCAGAAAATCAACAATTATCGTTATGTCATAGGGCTTTGATCTGTCAGCAAAACATTTTGAGTCTGATGATCGCTTACTCCTTGAATCCTGCCAAAAGCGTAGCTCTTGATTTACTATATTCTCCCATGAGTCGATCATGACTAGTGAGCTACCTGCAAAATGCAGAGCCTTATGAATGAGATATCCTAGACTCGATTTTAGAGCGTTTTCTTTGATGATTAAAAAATGGGCATTTTTAGCGTTGTTTTTCATGCTACCTATATGCTGATATAGCAAAGCCCTTGATCTTTGATTATAGCTCAAAATAGAGGCGTCTAGCGTGAAGTATGTATCGCATACGGGCTGACACATTCTAAGCTTTCTATTTTTAATCCCATTATCTGACACAATGCGATTGCCTTTTTCATCCCGCTTATAGTGCTCTCCATGAGATGCCTGCTTCTCGAATCCATCCTCACAGGGCAAAAAGTTTTTATTCCATTCTAGCCCGCCCGCTGTCTTTATGAAAAGATTCTCACTCACGCACGCACGCATTATTGAAATATTAAATAAGCTATCCTCTAAATAGTCATCTATATAGTCTTCTATATTGTGATCATTTTTGATATGAGGGGTCATATCATTTTTGATATGAGGGGTCATATCATTTTTGATATGAGGGGTCATATCATTTTTGATATGAGGGGGGGATATTTTCTTGGCGTTTTTTGTATATCTGCCCGTCCCTAAATCAAAGCGAGACAGCAGCTCTTGAGTGAAAGTGAATCGACTTAAATTACCTGCAGACTGATTGATCTCTAGGCTGATCAGCCTCTCATCGATCAGCTCTTTTGTAGCCCTAGCCACCGCCTGCCTGTCCATGTGTATCAGCTCACCTATATATGAGTAAGAGCTGATGAATGATCGATCTATAGTGTCTCCAGTCTCATAAATCTCAATCATCCTAACGAGTACTGCCTTGGCATTGCTCTTTAGTGCAGATCGATTGATATTGAATAGGCCATAGAATCCCGCTTCTTTGAATAGCTTCATAGTGCATTCCTTTTTAATGTTTAAATCTTTTTGCAATATATCAAAATTTTATTTGACTTTTCAATATTATTTTTGATAAATAAAAAGAACCTTAAAGGAGGTATCATGAGCAATAAAAAATCCATGGCTCTCAGAACAGCCAAAAGTCAAAGCCTAACAGAAATGGCTCAAGTACTTGGCGTCAGCGTTCAAGTCCTATCTGCAAGACTCAAAGATCATGCAGTCTGCAAATACTCTATCGCAATCGAGATGCAAGCCAAGCTAGGCGTGTCTCATCAGTTTTTCATGTATCCACATCCAACCTGTATGCAATTTTTAGGAGATAAAAAATGAGTCAACAAGATTTCAATGTCGGTCTATATCCCATCGTTCGCCCACAAGTAGAAGAGCAAGAGCCTTTAGTGTTTTATGCCCCACCTGCTGTCGATCTAAATCAGCCCGTCTCACAGCTCATCAGCCCTGTAATCTATGCCCTAAAGGTCTGCTTTTACTTGGCAGTCTTCATCACCTATGTTTATGTCAACGCACTAGGAATTTTATATTTTTTCACTGAGTAATCATAATGTATATCAATTTTCAAAAAGAATTTAACGATCATCTCAAGACAGCATCAAATCAAAGAAAATATGTAATCATGATCAAAGAAGAGCTCAAGCTTATGGGCGATTTGCTCTGCTATCATCTGCCACATATCCAACAGACAGTTATGAGAGTACTACAGGGCAACGCAGAGCTGCTGCATTTCGAGCCCAATAGATTGATCTATGTCGCAGTCGTTCGCATATTGAGACGGGGCGGGCTAACCACTCTCCTTGAGCTAGATAAAGAATATCGCAATGTCATCTATCCCGCCTTAAAGGGACCTTTTAAGCAGTATTGCGACATGAAAGAGTCTTATGAGCCCGATGAGATGCTAGAATACATGATGCAACTGGACATACAAGAGCCTAGGACGAATACGCCCATAGTCGAGAACGCAGCACTAGCACACATTCGCAATGTGATCACATTTAGGATAGGCATCTGCCAAAGTCAAAAATCAAGACTCATGCTAGACTTGGGCTTGGATGATGAGTCAGCCACAGGGGCAATTAACAAGCTGATCAGCAATTTTAAAGCAATGCTTCCCGATAAGCCTGATAACAATGGATCGCTCGCAAAGACTGTGAGAGATAGCCTATTTGTACGCCCGCCCGTCATCAGGACATTTTTAGCAGAGCATGACGAGCTCTTGGGAGGAGGATTTAAAAAGGGATGTTTTTATATATACGCAGGACGCCCGGGCATGGGCAAGACTGCAGTCGCCTTAAAGTTTTTATCCTCTCGTGATTGCGTTGGTACAAAAAATTTATTTTTCTCTTTAGAGATGCCTAATACACAACTGATCCAGCGTCTCGCCTGCAGTATCGGCATGGTATCAAATAGCAATCTAAACAAGCTCGCTCATGAGTGGGATCAAAGGGAATTCGATCGATTTGACAAGGCTTTAGATGATATAGCAAACGCAGATCATCTGCAGTTCATTGATACGCCTATGACTTTAGAAAAGATTTACTCAGCCTGTGAACACCATCGGGCGAGCTCGGGCGTGCCTCTTGGTCTGATTGTCGTCGACTACCTGCAGCTCGTGAGAGAGCCAAGCAAGGCAAACTTTAGAGAGCAAGAGATCGCTGAGATCAGCAGAGGTCTAAAGAATCTAGCAAAGCAATTCGATTGTGCAGTCATCGCACTAGCTCAGTTAAATCGAGATGTGGAGGGGCGGGCAGTTAAAAGACCTATGGCAAGCGATCTCAGGGAGTCGGGCAGTCTTGAGCAAGACGCAGATGTGATTACTATGCTTTATCGTGATATCAAATACAATGAGGTCGCAGATCGAGATAAGATCGAGCTGATTGTTGTTAAAAATCGACATGGACAGGATGGCAAGACGGAGCATAGATTTATCGGCGAGACATTCTCAATCAATGATTTATAAAAAATATATTTGAAATTTAAAAAAAATATTTGACTTATTCAAAAAAGTATTTTATATTTTACTTGTCAATGACAAAAAGTCAACGCAACAGACAAAACACAAGGACATCAAAATGAGTCTCGCAAAAATTCAAAACGCAATGCAGGAGATGAACCTCATCGCTAGCAACATGGAATCAATGATCAAGCTTGCCACATACCTCGCTCGTGATGGTTGGACAGCTCAAAGCCTCGTCAGTGCATATCTCAGCTATGGGATCAAATACGGCTGGACAATGGCAGAGATCCTCGACAATATGCACAACCTCAAAGGCAAGCCTGCATTTCAAGTTCACGCCCTATTCGGTCTCGTGTTGAGCTCTGGTAAGGTTCGCTATTTCAAGACAGTATCCACCACTGCCACCGAGTGCGTGATCGAGTGCCAACGCAATGATCAGCCCAAGGATATTAAGCATACGATTCGATTTACAATCGAGATGGCAAAGCAGCAAGGGCTCGCATCTAGTCAACAATGGCAGAAGATGCCTCAGCAAATGTTATTTGCACGCTGTCGATCAATGGCTGTTCGTGAGGTATTTGCAGATGTGATCAGCGGGTATGATGTGATGGAGATGGCAGATAGCCTAGATATGCCTGAGCATGAGAGACTAGCCTTGATCGATGAGTCAGAGGGTACAGCTCTAGCAAAAGATGCAAAGCTACCTGCAAAGACACAGCCCAAGGCACAGCCCAAGCCCGAGATCGCACCTGTGCCCGTCAAGGTAGAAGAGCCTGCGGATACATCAAATATCACATTTAATCATAAGATGAGTGATATGCAATCAAAGCAGCTTAAAGCGAATTTGTTCGACCATTACGACGAGATGCTAGATCTAAAGAATGGGCAGACCATGGACATCTTTATGGGCAATCTGCATCTAGTCGGTCTTTTTGATAGCATCTCAAATCAAAACATCGAGGCATATAGTGACATCTTCGGACAGCGAATCTATTATGCAGTCAACATCAAGCCATCAACTCAAGGCGTGCTTGTCAGCGTAGCTCGCCTATAGCAGGCAGACGCCACCTGCACAGGCAGGATCAGCCTGTGGGCTCTCGACATATCCGCCTAAGCTAAAATCGACTAGCGACCAATCTGCATCTAGCAGAGTTTTATAGTATTCATCATTGATGTCGCTGGTCTCGTATGGGGCATTTTTATATACAGTATCGCCGTAGTCACTTAAAAGGCTGATGCCCCTGACTGACTTCCTGAGATCCCAAATGCGATCTTTGATTGCGTCCCATTCATCAGCCTTGACTGTGCAGGTATTTGAGACATTGTGAGTCAAGCCTTTTTGCGATTCGATCTCTCTATTGCCCGCCATCACCCAATAATCTTGAAAAAACTTTACTTTGTTTAAAAATTCAATAGCGTCAATGTCTTTTCTCAAAATTGCCTTCTCAGGAGCTTCACAGGCAAAAGCCACAATCCCAACCTGTGGATCGCTATCATCGCACACTTGAGGCAATTTATTTAAAATTTCTGCCCATATAGGATTGATTTTATTTATCCTCATGCGTCGGATGTAGTATCGGGCATGATATGGATGGATGCCCGCACAACAGCCCGCCACTGTGGAGCTGTTGCCACTTGGCTTGATGGTCGTACAACGCAGGGCTTGATTGATGCCGATCGCCTTGGCGGTGATTTCGTTCTCATTCCTGATCATGAGCCCGCCCATCTGCAGAAGATTTTTATTTTCTATCAGCTTGGGATTGTGCATGATACCCGTCATAGATACGCCTATCAGTGCATCACGCTCTATGATGCGTCTAGACACATCGCCGAGATAGCCCGTCTCTGTATAAGATGCCTGCAGAGTGCCTAAAAATGCTGCAGCACTGCAAGCCTGTATGAAATGATGATTGTCTTGGATGTTAGGGATCACGATTTCATTTAGATTGCACACTGCCCATCCACTTGACCATGTGCCGTCTGCCTCTAGGATGCGGGGATATAGACCAATCTCACCGCATGGATTTGTCGCATACTCTGTTGAATGGGCAAAGAAAAAGCCCGGCTCTCCATACTGTCGGGCGGTATCGACTATCTGAGCAAATACATTTTTTTTCTCTGTGAGCGATGATGTATCGATTTGAGCAGAGATATTTGCATACGCCCTCTGAGGCTGAGTCATCCACCAATCGCCCGTCTTGGCGTTCATCATCTCATCATCATCAGGAGAAAAAAGGGCAATGGTTGCCGCCCTGCGAGACGATAGGAGAGCTGCGTGAGATATGTGCATGAAAATATCAAAAGCTTGTATAGGTCGGATTTTGTATTGACCATCATTGACCGCCTGATCTAGTATGCCTTTGACTCGCTCGATGGCAGTTTTTAGCACTTGGGGACCGGGGGCGACCCCACCGATAGAGATCGGCGATCCCTCTGGGCGTACCTGATCGTAATGAAAGCTGATACAATATTTTGCCTCATCCCCATTCATGGGCATATAGCTAGACACTAGGGCTAGGACGGCATCAGCCCATCCCTCGATACTATCTGCCACCACATGAATTTTATTGATTCGTGCGTCTCTTTGCTCTGCTGTGATCAGCCTTGGCAAGCGGTCAATGTGATGCTTTTGCACAGAAAAGCCCACGCCACATCCACTCATCAAGAGCCAAAAGCCCTCAGCAAAAAAGCGGACTCGATCGCAGTAGCTTGCCGTACAGTTGTACAGTCTCATATTGTTTCTCTTGATGGCATCACCGCCAAACTGAGTCGATCTTTGAGATGGGAATACAATTTGAGGCATGACAAAGTCATTGAAAACCTGATGGATTCTTTTTGCGAGCAGTGGGAATTTTTCGGCGTGCATATCCCTGACTCTGCCCATAGCGTCGGCGTAGCTCTCTCTGCTACCATCTGCCTTGATTTTTGCGTATTGTGTGGCAAAAGCCACTTGACCGAGAATTTTATTTTGTGACATCGTGCATCCTTGAAAAAGAGGGATGCCCATTTAAACACGCCAAGCCTTATGATTCAAATCTTTTGTTGTCTTTTAGATGCTCAATATTTGTCTCAATGCGTTCAAGACTCACAACAATCTTGTGCATTGATCTTTGTATATCATGTAATTCATTCTCGGTTTTGTCGTGCTTTTTGCTAAACTCGAGATTTTGCTGTTCTAGTATTGCGATACGCCTGTCATAGGCAGATAAAAATTTGATCAGCGGATAGAGAGTAGTGATTACTGCAGTCATAGCGGATATAGAGATCATGTCGCTGTTCATCCCTGCCACCTCACTTTCACGCCCCTAGTGTCGTAATGCACGAAGCCTGATCTGACATAGAGCCCAAGCCCGCCAGTCTTGATTTTACCCTGTGCCATGAGCTTGTCAATTCGATTGTAAATCTCTTCTGTAGGTACGCCAGAGATTTTGATGTCTGCTGCCTTGGCTTCCATGTGCTGAGATTTTTTTGCACCGCCTATCGCTTCATTCCTAGCGGGGGATCGATACCCGCTGATGATGACAATAGGCTTTTGAAAATGATCTCGGATGATCTGCAGATTTTGCAAAAGCTCAACTGCATTAACAATCAACTCGGGCGGTATTTTATCGTGAAATTCTAATTCACTTAATTTAAAGTTTTTAGTTACTTGCATTATAGCGCCTTGTACAAAATAGTGATTGCTGAGTTGGGGACTGTCGCTGTACCTGAGTTGTATGGTATATTAAATCCAGTCGATGCGTTGTTGTCGCATACGCTTAGTGTTGATTGTGCTGACACCGTCTTTAGATATGCGATTAACGTTGGACTTGTGCCAAATCCCGAGCTCACACCTCCCATCCATATCCCTACTAGCGTGGGCGATGCTACCGCACCATTTACAAAAAAAGTTATGCTCGTCCCTACTGATGATGTGCCAGTCTTGGCGTTCTCAGTGATACAACCGATACACATAAACTCATATCCCTGTGGGAGAACAATTTCATTATCTGATATGCTTAGAAGCCCGCCGGAATCGTGTAAAATAGCCCCCAGATTCATCTTGGCTGTTGCCCCGCTAGCACCTGCCGAGCTTGTCGTTTGTATCATCTCTATTTGTGCCACATATAAGCCGGCTGATAGTATAGGAAAGAAAGACATAAATCACCTACAGATGAGATGTAAAAACAAAAAATTTGATGTCACGATTTGATCGCCACTATCCCGATTAGTCGCTACTACTGATAGCGTTCCTTTTGTAGGCGATATCGCCGTTGAGTTGCTTTGAGCCGTCTCCACTCTGTTCTGAGTCAAGCTGGATGCGATTCTTGTATTTGATGGTGATATAGATGGTGATAGGCATAGTGTCGCTAGAGGATGGGTAGAGTCCGCATCTCCATCTACCCTAGCACATATATACGATACACCAAATGGCGCGTGCGTCTGACTAGCGGATGAGAAACATGGTTGAAGTGCGCCTACTTCAAAAAAATTTGCACCACTTATAACTGATATAGTGCCAGAATTTTCTCGATAAAAACTGGGATTTTGTGTAGCTAGATATGTCATGTCTATATCCTTATTAGAGCAATGCCCGTGTAACTTGCAAAAGTCTCTGTCAGTGTAGCGGTTGTATTTTTTACGAGGCTGAGGCTTAGAATTTCCCCTTGAGTAGATGTGAATTTCGCCCCGCCCATTGCTACTATAGAGTCAAGGGATGTTGATCCAGTCCCGCCGTCAGATATACACGACAGCTGAGAAACTATAGTGTCACCTAATTTTAGATGCATTGTATATTGAAGAATCCCCCCCCCCTGAGTTCTACAGTCCCCCTTAAAGAACGCTACATAGTCACCCGCTGGTAGTGCAATCGTACCTCCTGAGATAGACAAATCAAAGCCGTCACTCTGGTTGACAGCACCGAAATTAACTTGATATGTGCCAGCACTCGTTAAAAAAGTTTGAGTTGTAGCTTGGATAAATGCCATTTTAGATTCACTAGTGGCAAAGCTTGAGATCATGTATGTCATCTTATAATCCAGTTTGTCCCATTCGAGCGGACTGTTACGGATTGCCATTGACTTGATAGGGATAGACTAGCTAGCCCGCTGATGGTCTGTGAGCTGACTGTTGCCACAGTCACAACGCCTGCATTAACATTCGTAATATCATAGGTTAGGCCATTATTCCCAACCGCTGTTGGAAGCGTGAAAGTGGTTGGGCTTGTGCTATCCATAGCGTAATGCTCCTCGATAACTGAGGCTGACACTGGATCAGAAATCGCAAAGCTTGTCGTTTTATTTGTGATCGGGATACGAGCTGCACTAATCCCGCCTGAGATAGTAGTGGGAATCCAATTACTACCGTCCCACGCCAGAGCCTGCCCGCTAGCTGGAGGCGTTGTGCTTGTATCGACATCGCTCAGATCGTCAATGCTAAACCCTGCCAGAGAGACGGTTGAATCAATTTTATTTGATCCGTCCACATACGAGTAGCTAATGCCCGCATGAGTGCCCGTAGTGAAAAGAGAGGCTGATGCGTCCTGAGCAAGCTCATCAGTGTACTGAGTGATAGTCGATGCGATCGTGCCTGTAGTGATAGAAATCCCTGCCCCTGCAGTAAATGCACCTCTCGCCAAAGTGTCGCTAAAATACTTATTTGTCGCACCCTCGCTCACATCATCGGTATCGAGCGAGACAGTGCCTGTCTGCCCATTGACAGATACTACCGCCCCGCTTGTGCCAAAGGCGATCCATGTAGTGCCATCATAAATCCAAGAGCTAGAGTCATCTGTTTGGATGGCGACATCGCCCTCTTGAGCAGTCAAGGCGAGGCGAGCGGTAGCATCTGCCACCACATTAACATCGGTGATCGCAAGCGGGGGCAAGTGGTTGCTAGGAACATGACTATTTGCATCTAGCTCGCAAATTCCATTCGCTTGTCCTTTTTGTGCTGTGATTCGTGCGTCTGCATCAGCGTCTGTGTACTGCGTGATGG